ATTGCAAAGGCGTTACGAACGGCGATATGAAAAGCAAATATTTACCGCTCTTAAAAAGCAAATGCAACCTTATTTGGATGCAATTAAACAAGCTGACGGAAATATTAACCGCTTTGATCTAATAACGCCAGCGCCTTTGGCTGACACTTTGGAAAGCCTTTACGTTGTGGCTGGCACGGCTTATGCCGAGGCTATGTACAACGCAATCCAACCGCCAACAAAAGCAACAAAGGAAGTTTTACGCGCTGGCTGGCGTGACTTTATGCGATTGTTTGCAGTTAGGAACTTGCCGCAAACGTTGATAAGTATTAACGAAACCAGCCAAAAGATAATCCGAGCCATTGTACTTGCTGGATTAAACGAGGGCCTTGGCGCCTTGGAAATAGCCACCAACATACAACAAAGCGTTTCTTTAATATTTAGAAACCGCGCCAAATTAATTGCCAGGACTGAGATGGTCATAGCTACCAATAACGCGGCTATGCAATCGGCAGCAACCTCCGATTTTATGTATGAAAAGAAATGGATTCCAGCGACTGACACGCGCACGCGTCCTGATCATGCAGAAATGAGGGCAAAAGATTGGATTCCGTTCGACCAAAACTTTATTGTTGGCGGTAACGATATGCGACAACCAGGCGACGGCTCCCAAGGTGCTGGAGCTGACCAAATATGTAATTGCAGATGCAAAGTTGTGTTTAGAATTATGCGAGACGCCGACGGCTTACCTATGCGTAAATGATTGCCTACGTCATTAACTTAGATAACCGCAAAGACAAATGGCGCGCGTCAATGCAAGAGTTGGCGCCGCACTTTAATTTGGAAAGGGTAAGCGCAATTAAACACGAATGGGGATGGCTTGGATTGTGGCAAACATTTAAAAAGATTTTTCAAGAATCCGAGGGCGACGTTTTGATTTTTGAAGACGACGCAACTTACCGAGGTTGGGCAACCAGTTTAGAAAATGCAATAAAGGATTTACCAGCTGACTGGGATATGTTAATGCTAGGCGCCAATATAAAAGATTCAAGACTTGAACGCGTAACCAAGGGATTGGTCCGCACTTATGGATCGTGGACAACGCATGGAATTTTGTACTCTTATCGCTTTGCAAAAGAAATGGCCCAATTAGATTTGGACATACCAATTGACGAACATTTTAGGACAATAGTCCATCCCAAAGGCAACTCTTATATTTGCGTACCTTTTCTGTCCTATCAGCGACCAAGCGAAAGTGACATTGAAGGCGTTTATAAAAATTATACAAGTATCTTTGAAGATAGCGAAGCAAAAGCTTTGCATTTTGTAAATCAATAATTTTATAGGTTTGCATTTTTTTTTAACCTTTTTATTTTTACAAAAAAACACGCAATGATTTACAAGAATTTAAGCGAGGGGATAATTGAGGACGTCGACGACGTAAAAGGAATCGTTACGGGATATTTTTCCGCGTTTAACAATATTGATTCCGACGGCGACGTTATCGTGTCAGGCGCTTACAAGAAGACAGTTGCCGAAAACGGACCAATGGGCCGCAATCGAATCATGCACTTATTGCAGCATAACCCTTTGATGCCATTGGCAAAGCCTATGGAGTTAATGGAGGACGCTAAAGGCTTTACCTCTAAAATTACCGAAACCAGCTACGGCAAAGACGTAATAAAGCTTTACAAAGAAGGCGTTTTTAACGAGCATAGCGTTGGATTTGAAATTGTAAAGAGCGACAATAAGAGCGGTTACCGAGAGATTAGAGAGATAAAACTTTGGGAAGGATCAACTGTTACCTGGGGAGCCAACGCAAACACGCCGATTGAATCAATGAAAAGCTGGGATAAGCCAAAGACCGAGGACATGATTGCCAAGTTTTGTGGCATTCTTAGAAACGGCAACCTTACCGACGAATCTATGATTCAACTTGAAATCGGATTAAAGCAAATTCAAGAACATTTAAAGGCATTGGATAACAATTCAGTTTTGGCCGTAGAATCCGACGCAAGTCAATTCGTTATCGAGCAAGACCCGAGTTTAGCAATGGCTTTGGAGTTCGAATATATACCTAAATTCAAAAAATTTATTTAAAACAAAATGGACGCAATTAAATCACAATTAGATTCAGTACTTGCGAAATTGGAAGGCAACGAGGCGTTGATTTCCGACGTAAAGTCAATGAAAGAAGCTGGTGAGGAATTCAGAAAAAACCTTTCTGCCGAAACCGCTAAGTTAAACGAAAAAGCTGACGCCCTACAGGCTCAACTTGACGGCGTAGATGCACGCACCCAGGCTAGTTTTTCTAAGTCTGCTAAAAGTTATTCTTTTTCTAGCGAACTAGAGAAAGCTTTTAACTCTGACGCATTCGGAAACTACAAAAGCGGCAACGCTAATAAAGTAAAGTTGGACCTTGAATTGAAAGGCTCCGACATGACGGTTGGAAATGCTTACACTGGCGAAGTTATTCCAGCGGACCGCGTTCCTGATCTAAAGTTTACCCCAAACAGAAAAGTAAACGTTCGTCAATTGTTGCCAGTTGGTCAAACATCTAGCAACCTTATCCGTTTCGTGCGTGAGTCAGCTTACGACAACGCAGCGGCTCCAACCGCTCAAGGTTCTTTGAAGCCTCAATCTGATTTCGATTTGACTGCGGTAGATCGTTCTATCAGAACAATCCCAACTTTCATGCGATTGACAAAAGAGATGTTGGACGATACCCCAGGCTTGATTGCTTACCTTTCTAGCCGTGCGCCTAGCAAATTGTTGAACGTTGAAGATACCCAACTTTTGTACGGAAGCGGAACAGGTCAAAACTTGAACGGTTTTGCAACCGACGGATCGGCTTGGACAACTGTTAAATTTGGTACTCTAATTAATAGATTTGACGTTTTGGCTGCTGCGGTAGTTCAAACTACTAAGAACGAATACGCGCCAAATGCAATCATGATTAACCCATCCGACTACCTTAGCCTAGTATCTACTAAGGAAAACGCTGGAGCTTACATTTTGCCTTCTTACGTTACAATGTCAGCTGGTCAAATGTTTATCATGGGCGTTCCAGTTTACGCAATCAATGGCGTTGTTGCTGGCGATTTCTTTGTTGGAGACTTTGCACTTGGTTCCCAGTTGTTCGTTCGTCAGGGCGTAACTCTTGAGTTTTTTGAGCAAGATGCTGACAACGTAACCAAGAACTTTGTAACCGTACGCGTTGAGGAAAGAATTGCACTTGCAGTTTACACTACTCAATCAATCGTTTACGGAACATTTGCAGCCGCTTTGGCTAACGGTTCCGCAGTATAAGGAAAGTAAGTGTTTGTTTATAAAAGGGTCGCCAAATATTGGCGCCCTTTTTTTATTTATCTAAAAATCAATACCTTTCAACGAATCAAAAATAAAAAAACATGAATATCGTTTTTTTTGTACACGCGTGGGCGGGCACGCATAACTCGGGCGCCGAGTGGACCGTTCAACATTACGCCAAATATTTTCACGAAAAAGGATGCAGTATTGAAGTGATTTTACCTGAGGGCCAAATTTATCCCGACGGCGAAAAGTTTGCTTTTATAAAGTTTATAACTGGTTACTATTCAAATGACTTTTTTTTAGCCTTACAAAATGCAAGCGTAATATTCACCCATTTAGACAATACAGGCGTTGCAATTAATTGGGCAAGGCAATTTAAAAAGCAATTAATTTTTTTAAGCCACAACGATTCCGATTATAGAAACGTCCGTTTTAAGCAACAAAATATTCACGTTGTTTATAACAATAAGGCAAACGAAAAGAACGTACAAAATGGGCCTTACCCAAACGCGTCGATTGTTTGCAAGCCGCCAATTTTTCCCGAGGATGTAAAGTACAACCGCAAGCATGGGCAATACATTACCCTTATAAATTGCAACGAAAACAAAGGCGGTCAGATATTAATTGAACTGGCCAAGCGACTACCAAAACGCAAATTTCTTGGCGTGCTTGGAAGCTATGGCGAGCAAATCATGGATGACACTTTAAAAAATTTAAAGTATGTGGCGCAAACTCCCGACGTGCATTTGATTTACGGCAAAACAAACATTGTCCTTGTGCCGTCGTTTTATGAGTCTTATGGGCGCGTTGGTTTGGAGGCGGCAATTAATCGGCTGCCAGTTATTTGCACGCCTACGGACGGCTTAAAGGAGTGTCTTGGTGCCGCTGGCCTTTACTTTGATCGTGAGGACTTGGACGGTATGGCGGCAAAGATTGAGGAGTTAATGAGCGACGAAATTTTATATGACTTTCACCAAAACATAATGCGCAACCTTGCAGAGGAGCGCCTTAAATACCAGGACCAAGAACTAGAAAGATTCTTTAATTTTATCGTTGACAAAGCAAAA